ACTCATTGCTTCGTAAGTATCTTTAGTAGCATCACACCATTGCGCCATATTGAGAATTGTGTTCATAGAAAGGGGGCCTACATATCTTTTCAAAACGGGGTGAAATCTCATATGTCTTTTCAAATACGTCAGTTTTTCAACTGGTTGACTCGTCTTCGTAATTGAAGATTTATCACCATTAGTAGCTGTCATACCCAAAGACTCTGAAACGTCTCTATACGAAATTAAATTAACATACTCAGACAAACCTTTTGGAACACCAAAAATTTTATCATCACCAGTAACATACGATACAATTGAAAGAAAATGCCTAACGGTGGGGTTAGGAACGTTACGAAATACAACTAAAGCATCTAAACCACGATTAAAAAAACTATTCAACAAAAAAGTAATCCACACACCAGACGGTAACCCGTGGGTTGTGGCAAACAATTCATCAGCAACTATAACAAAAGATCTAACAATACTCGTAATCAAAAAATCCTTAGCAAATTTAAACTTACCGTCATACTTTTCAAACATAACTTCCATTATTGCAATCATAATTCTAGCAACCAAAGATCCATCCCACTTCGCAGCATCAAGATCTCCAGTCACTCCTATATTAGGATCAGTCAATTTCTTATACAAAATATCAAAATCCTTAAATGGGTTAAATCCTAATCCAATACCATTATCGTGTTTATGTTCTGAAATATACTGAGCTAGCTTACCAAAAATCTTCTTAGTTAACCAAATATGAGTAACAGGTAAAACCCTGATAGTTCTAGGTTTACATCTTTTACTCTCATTACGTAACTCATCAACTTTAAAACATTCCTTACTAAGAAAATCCCTATATTCATATTCACCTAATTTAATTCTATTAATAAAAGCGTTAAATTCATCAAAAAATTCAGATCTAATAACTTTGTTCTCAAAATCAAAATACTTATCCTTACCAACAGGATGTCCATATCCATTAGAAGATTCTTTATTCAAAGAGGAAAAAATCTCGTCTCCAAAAGCCGTTGTATAATCATCCAAATCGTCAAAAGTGTCCTTCGGCATCAAAGATCTAATACAATCCTTAATAAAATTCAATTCAGCAGTCGTAACCGTTCCTTGATTTTGAAAAGTCTTTAAAGAAGTTTCCTTGATGGTTTTAACAGGTTTATCTATAACAGGAGGGCCTCGCCTATCAATTTCGCTATGAACAAAATCGTCGGAAAGGATCTCAGTGTTACATTGTTGGATCAGTTCAGCCATCTCTTTGCACGAATCAACATGTAAAATAGAAGGAACAATAGAACTCTTAAAAGAAGGAAATTGAGTTTCAATGACATCTTTACCATACACTAATCTTGTACCAGAAAAATTTGGTCGAATTTTAACATCTATATCTAATTGCATATTTCTAACAGAACACATCAAATTATTAATATCATTACCTATAATTTCAGAGGGTATCGCACAAAACCCTCTAGTACCGTCGCCAGCTGAGTGAACAGCTATTATATCGCCATGAGAATTACAAACAAAACTTCCACATAAACCGTCTCCTTCAATAGGGGTTATCAAACCGCTATCTTTAGGATGGGTAAACGTGGTTTTACTACCATACTGAGCATATTCAACAATAGAATCATTCTTAAAAACATTTTTATTAAAAATCAAAGGAATTTCCATAAAAGAAGTACATAAAAACAAATGGGGAGTAATCTCCCGAGATCTAAACAAAGGTTTACACGTAGGATATAAAGAATGCAAATAAGTAAATTCAAAAACAGCCAAATCACACGAGGGAAAATTAGAAATCAATTTTATATCATTCCTTTCAACTTCCGCATGATTATTCAAATAGTGATCATAAGAGGAAAAAACAGTAACTACGGGGTTCTTAAAAACAGCATGAGAATTAATCAACAAACGATTACCGCTAACAATACCGTGAGTATAAAAATCGGAATGATCATCAGATGTGATCAAAACATATTTAACAAACTTTCTAACAGTCACATCAACAATAGATTGAGGTCTAAATTCTAAATCTAATTTCTGAGATTGTCTAATAACTCTATCTTTCAAATTTTCCTGCACATTAACGGTCTCATTCTGAGCTGTCATAACAAAATATATTAAAGCACAAACATATAAAGTATAAAAAGAAACAATAATAATCTCATCCCAAGAAAAACTGGAAAACATATGATACAAATACAACTTAGCATATACTAATTTATCTACAATAAAATCGCGAAACTGAAGCTCGGGATTCTCATCAAAAATTCTATTAACATTTTCTTTATTACGAAAAGCGAAAGCACGTTGTTTATTAAATTCAAGAGGTTGATCGTAATGTCTATAAGCTAAATTAATCAAAATATATACATAAGCTCCCTCTTCACGAGTGAACTCAGGATTATCAACATACTTATCGGGGTGAAATTTCAAAGCTAATCTTCTAAAATTATGATATCTCTCCTCACGACTACCTAATATGTCGCTAGGAGTTTTAGATCTTAAAATATTCATGAGCGGATTATCACTGTTACCAGTAATAAAAGACAAAATATAACGAGTAAATAATTTAATAAATTCTTTGCATGGAACTAAAAGAGAAGCAAACCATTCACCAAAAATAACAAAACCATTATAATATTCAGACCACATACCTTTCAAACCAAACAAAAAATCTTGCAATCCTTGAGAAAAAATGTCGAAACCAGACTGAGCATCGAAATACGCGTCAAAATCATCAGTATCTTGCAATATATAAGTCAAATCTTGATCATTAAGATTAGTAACCTTACGGTTATTATCTTCATTGTCCTTAATTCGATTTAATAACATACGGACGTATTTCAAAGAATCTTTCAAATCATTAACAACAACATTAGGCTTGAGATCTACGTTAGCGTTATGGTGCAAAAAAGAGTTTTCCCATCGCTTCGAGGCAATGTGATCAAATTTATAATAAGATAACTGTTGGCTAAAACCTTCACCAGGAAGGCGTTTAACCTTAATAACATGGGCTCTTCTAAACAAAGCTTCGGGTTCAGCAATGCAATCTTTAGAAGTAAATGAGGATAATCCAGTAAATTGGTTCGTAGTACATAATATAATTTTTGAGCTAAAAAACTTAGTATTCTTTTTTGAAGCGTTGGCACACTCCAAAGGATATTTAACGGGGGAGACAAAATTAATTATTGTTCTCCATTGAGATTTTCCCTGTTGACCTACATCATCCATAACAAAAACTTCTTGATTCTCATAATCATCATAAAAATCCTTACCACCCTCCGAAGGAGGAACAGAATGAACATAGATAGATTTGTTCATTTTCTTCAAAACTTCAACAAAAGAATTCATCAACACAGACTTACCACTACCTGGTTCGCCTTCAAAAACAAAACAAATTGGTTCTTCTTTAGAACTCGAAGCAAAAGTTGAAACATACTTAACTAAATTATTATTAAACAAAAGCCAAACATCTTTAAAATATTTATTATCATGGTTAGTAACATAATCATTAAACATAACATCATTTTTAACGGAATCGTGTAAGGTAGTAACCTCATGTCGAAATTCAGGTCTTAAAATAACTTCGGGATTAGTAACATATTTAGTATAAACATCAACAACCTTTTTAATCTTATCATAACACAAAATATTACCAAAAATCAAATCCATATATGTTGTTGTTGTTTCAATCAAACTAACGGGTATAAAATTAGTAGAACCTAACCAATTAAAAAAACATTTAAAAGTATTATACAAAGCAGAAATCAAACTAAAAATAAAATTAGAAGTAAAAAGTCGTTTTCCAGTCAAAGAAGCATACGTTGTTAATGTAGTCTTACAAATATCCGGAACGCCAATCAAAGAAAGGAAAACAGATAAAGTTTCATAAGTATCCCCTAAAAACTGGGGAGAAAAATTTTTTGAGAGTCTTTTATACATAGTAAACATTGTTAACATAGTAGTCAAAACTTTAGTGGGAGTGAGATATCCATCTCTAATATTTAATAACATAGTCACTAAATCTATCAACAAAAGCCAAGCATCACCATTTTTAAAAGTTTGACTAACAAATGAAGCTGATTTAGTAACAGATCGAAGAGTATTTAATAAATCAGAAAAAAAACCTTGAGCCTTAAACATACTTTTACGAATAACCAAAACCAAAACAGAACGAATCTTATACACTTTAAATTGATTACTTTGTGAAGAAATTTCCAATAACTTGCGAGAATAATTCTGTCTAGACATTGATAAAAAAACTGAAGTCCTATAATCTAAAACGAAATGCTTACCACTACTATGAAGTGTATCATAAAAATTCACTCCATCGATACTCAATCGTTCTTTTTTCATAACAGTACTTAAAATTTCTTTTAAGCCTGAGTTACCGTTGCCATTATTTAATCCATTGTAAAATCCATTTATATTATTGTTGCACTTGTCCATTTGATACATTGATCCATATTTTAATATGTCCTAACTACACTATGCCATATTGGCTTAAACTTGGACGTGTTGCGTCATGCGTTTTACACCTGTCTTTATATTCATATAGAAAGTTCGTTATCTATAATCCAATAAAGCTCAGAGGTGTGCAATCGTGG